CTGCTTGCAACCAACCCAGGGCTATGTTCATCATGACCAAAGATTTACCCGAACCTGACCCTCCGGCAAAAATGTTTAATTCTCCACGGCTAAATCCACCGTATAAAATTCTATCCATTTGTGGCCACCCTGTACTTACTTGTCCACCACTATTAAAATATTTGTCAATGCGAGCTCTTGGGTCGCCAAAATAGTCTGTGCCCATATCTTTAGTTAAACTAATCTGTACTGCATCTTTGATTAGTTTTTCTACAGGATCATATTCGCCCTTTTCTAACAAGTCTGCTGACTTTAAAATAGCTCGTTCTAATTCTTGTCTGCGTGTAAACCCTTCAAATTCTTCCATGAACCAATCAAAATGGCCTTCGTTTAGATCAGGAATATGATTTAATTTAATACCTGTTGCGGCTGTAATCTGTTCTGGCGCAGGCAGTGTTTTATGTTCATCACTGTGTTTAGCAATAAACTCTGCTGCTGGCCTGAGACTGCGATCAAAGTTTTCTGGATTATAAATGTTTTGAACTCGAACATAACTTTCAGCATCCTGCAACATCATTTCTAAGAATAGTTTTTGGACATCAAGTCCGTAGTCTTTTAACAAGTTGTTTCTTCCTTAGTTCTATTTTAATCTTACTAGTTTCTTTGGCCTGCATTATAGTTAGCAAAGTTCCAAGTCTACCCAAACGAATTACTGCATCGTTTACATCTTTAATACCATCCGGCCACTTGGGTATACTAACAGCCCATCCTAGTTCTACTGCACGGTCTACTAACTTCATACCAGCTTCATCTTGATCTGGAACTACAATAACTTCGCGGCCTAGACTACGAATCAGTCTGACCTGTGCATCGTTGATCTCTGCGTGTAACACTGCCAAACAGTTAATGCTGAGTGCATCAAATACACCTTCCATAACTACTACATATTGCCAATTTGATTTTTGTAGGTCTGTGCCAAATACATAACCCGGTTGTATGTCTTGGATATACCTCGGCGTCCTATCATCTAAAAATCGTGTAGTATGTCCAACAATTTGATTATCATATGTAAACGGAATTACAATACCACGACGTGGCATTGTCTTGTACATAAAAGGATAATCTAAAGGTATGCATCTATTACGCAAATATTCTTCAGCCGATTCAGTAAGTGGGTGTGTTTCAGCAGGCAAATCTCTTTCTTCAAATTCTATACCTTGTATTCGATCGGCTACTACTTGACGCTCTTGAAGTAATCCTTCAATCGATTTGTTTTTTAAACTTTCAAGATTTATACGCTCGATTTCTTCTTGTGGCACATTCATCCACTCTAATAATTTACGAGCTTTGAATGTAAGATTACGGCCTAGAACAAAACTAGCCGTATAACCACAATTAAAACAATGCCAACTGAAGCTACCGTCGGGGGAGGATTTTATACCCCCACGCATACGGCGATCGACTGATTCACCACGGTGTACACAACACGGTGCATTTACTGAAACCCAGCCCGAACTTGTCTGTTTTCGTTTGCCTGGTAAAAAGGAAAGCACATCAATCATACTACATTATAGCAGATTGTTTAGGAAGATGCAAGTTTATCGGTAGTATAGATTTTGAACAAAGCCGGTACCAATCAATACCAGAGCGCCTTGATTATTTGGTGACACCGGATAAGGGGTATTGGTATTTACACCAGCATTGGGCACTACCCAATATCCAGATCCACCATTGGTAACTTCAATTCCGGCAACTGATCCAGTATCGCTAAGTGTGGCTACCGCTGTGGCGCCCGATCCGTCGCCAATAATATCAATTTGGGGCGGAGCCAAATATCCAGATCCAGCATTCTGGACCACAATGCTAGTAACTACACCTTCTACACAGATAGCATAGGCCATGGCCGGAATACCGGGTTGGTGTGGTGTGGCAAACACGCTGTTATTAAAACATAATCTAACTAGTGGGTACCATCCAACAATGTTCATATAAATGGTGCGAGTTTCGTTGTAGTAAGTGGTACTCTCTGTAACATTATACGGAATACTTTCATAATTTTCGGCGGCCTGCGCTTTGATTGTTCCTGTGTATCCAACTAAATTCATTTGAACTGTGGTTATTGATTGCTTAGGTACTACAAAACTACTAAAGAATTCTGTGTTTAAAAAACTATTCCAGTAGTTAGCACCATTGGGGTTGCCTGCCCAATAATTATTTTGGGTTGCATAATTAGCAAAACTGGCGCCATTGTAACTGCCTTGGGCGGACAATTTGGTGGTAGGAATAGTAAGTGGAGCACTTGGTACATAGCGTGGGAATGAGCTATCAACAATATCCAATGGCGCACGGGCGCCAGACTGTGCGTTAGTAAACACTGCTTCATTAAGGTTTCCACTGGCACGAGTTATACTGTAGTTTGCTGGCTGAGCCAATACTTCTAGCAAATCTGAGCCCGGTAACGTCACTTTTGCACGTCCCAGCGGAGCATTTAGAGTGACCATTGGTTGTTCAACTATCATTTCTGTGCCCGCGGTATTAACTACACGGAACATAAACGAACTACCTGTAATATCTACAGGTTTTTCTTCTTGGTTGATGAATTGAAATAATAAAACATTATCAACTCCCTTGTTAATTGTTAGTTTCTTGGCGTACACGGGATTATACCTATAAGTGAAAGTTTCTCCGTCGCCAGTGTCTATCAATAATACTGATGTGATCTGTTGGTATATATAGGCTTGGGTAGAATACATATTTGTATTTATAGTTTTAAAGGCCTAACCCGAACCATAAATATCCCATAATATGAATAATGATGTTTTTACCCAATTAGCCGAAAAATACCCGTTTATAACGCTGTGTGTTTACGCTGCCACAGAATATCTGGGTATTATACAAAATCAAGACGAAACAATTACCACAATCTACGATTTTGGCAGTATTCAAGATTTAGATACTAAAAAGAAGTTTTTAGAACTAGCCAATGTTTGGTGGTGGGAAAGCAATCGTAGTATACCCATTAACATATTCCTTAAAACAGAATGGGATCCGTTTAAACTATATCTTAGGACTTTTGTTAACAAGGACTTGGCAATATTGCACGGGCCTATTTGCAGTTTAAGCGAAATGGCTCGCAAAAAGTCCAAGCGAAAGTCGATTACTTTAGTTCGACGGATGGAATAGTTTCATCTAATAAATTCATATGTAATGCTACAAGAGCTGCATAACCAACAGCATGCGCATGTTTAAATACAAAACCCTTACTATTATCACCGTCCCAGACTGATTCGAATACTTCACCCCAAGGTTTATTTTGTAAATGCGCTTTTCCTGGGCGAATAATACTGATAAACGCCGCCATTCTAGGAACGCTATCTGGTTTCATTGACTGTAGTAAGGCTGTATAATTTCCGATATGTACCAATTGTTTTGCCCATTCTGTATCTGTCCATAGTTGTGACCAATTGGGTTCTTGGTTTAATATTTGCTTATAGTGTTCTGGGCTTTTAATTAATTGATACACTGACATATTCAACAAGTCAATTTTAAAATAGCCACGCTCTTCTGCTAGTTCATAATCTATTGCGGCACATTCATTTATAGGATCATATGGTATTCTGGTTACATACACACCAGAGTTATGCCGACGAACTTGCCCTTGATGCGACTGTCGTGCTGGTGTAGCAGTAATCAACTTTAACAGTTGATCTCTATCTGCTAAGTCTAAGTCAATATCTGCTGACATTCTACCATCCTGCTTTCTGTAATATATCCTTGGCATACTCTTGGTCTGCTGGATAATCTTTAAACTTACGCATCCAAAAGTCTGCATCAATGTACGGCCAGACCATGGCAATTTGTGTTGGGTCAAGTTCGCTTAAAAACTTTTGTCCACTTTTGCTATTATAAATTACCCAAGGACTAATACGACCGGTGTTAACAGCATAGGCCATTTTATTACTGTTACCATAGCGCAGACAATCTTCTGGAGGATTGCCAGACTCTTCAGACCAGTCTATACCAAACTCCATGGCCCTGGCCAATGCATCGTTTACATTTTCTACTCGTAAATAATCCATAAGGTATTCGTTGTAGACACTATCTTTACACCAATGATCAATTTTCTTATTTTGTTTTAGCACCCACTCAGTAAAGCGAGCTGGATTAATTGCTTTTACGGCTACACAATAACGACCAAACTTTACAAAGGCTTTGTAATACGGACTGTCAGCAAAGTCATCGAATGTTTTTAATTTGGCACTACCTTGGGTAAGTTGATAAAACTTAAGATAGGCCTGTAGACCTAATTGTACTCCACGCTCGGATTGTTCTTGTCTACGCCGACGTGGCTCGCACGAATGCACCGCAAGGCTGGACTCTTTAATAAAGTCTTTCTTACAATACTGACAGGTGTATTTCATTTTTTAATTTCTTGGCCCAACTGTTTTAAGTAAGCATCGATGTCTTTTTTAGTGTTAATTTTAGCCATTAAATCTAACTCATCATCTTTAAGATGCGGATATAGTTCTGCTAATTGTTTACGAATACCACTAGCGCCAGGTTCCTTTTTCTTAGGAGCAATCCATTGATGTCTATGGGTGCCTAGTCCCGGACTAACGCTGGTAGCACACAGCCATTGTAGCTTTGGGTGTTTGTTTATGTTAAAAAAATGTTTGTTTAGTCGCTCATTACAACTGATCAAATAAAACTCTTGTAGGCCGCGGCTTCCTTGTACACTACTTCCCCAACGAATCATAAGATAATTACTAAATTTTTTACGCTCTTCTTCAGTAAGGCTATTATAAAAATCTCGATCCTTGCGATCAAAACAATTCATTTCGTTGGCAATATTAAGTTTATCCACTACCAAGCCTTGTTATAATCAACCACTTCGCAGTTACGGCTAATATCTTTTACAAAATAAACACAGTCAGGTTTTTCACCATCTGTAACTGGTATACACAACATCTGGCCGTTTTTTAATTTAGGAGCATACCACGCCACCTCTTGGTACACATCCACAATCTCAATATCAAGAAAACTTGGGCGGAAACTTGATAGTGGATTAAATTGGAATGCCTTGAACCCACGATCATTAATAGCAGTTAATGGCAAGACTTCTAAGTCGCCTAGGTCTGGTTCACCAATTAGTATCTGCCAATCTACAGGCATACGGATAAGATTTGTACCAATTCGTAATACCAATGCTGGTGCATTAAAACTTTCTAGGAAAATTAATGGTATGTAATGATAATCTGGATCTTGCGGATTACTATTATCTAATATAGCGAAACGCATATCATCGACTTCTTCTGGAAGATGGTCAAGATCGAAGGGGGTGTTCTCGAGTGTTAATATTCTCATAAGTTTATTATAACATATTTTTTGGTCATTGCAACCGTTATTTCCATTCTAGTTTCTCTTGTGTAAAGGGGTATGCGGCATCCTTATAAAACTGCTTGCGCTTAGTTAAATGGCGTTTGGCAAACTTGCAGGTGCTGGTTACATCCC